CAGGGGGCAACAGAGGGATCAGGAGATGATTGATGGAGTTCCTGCGAAGGATGCTCACCGCTTATGGCGGGATGCCGTACAGGTGGTTCGTTATTGGAAGCGAGGTGGCGAGGCTGAAGCGAATGCCTACTACCAACGGTCCATTGCGAGTTTTAAAGCAGCCATCAATGCGAAAGTGCAAGCGGCCAAAGCGAGAGCAGTGGCCAAAATCGCTCAGATCGAGGCCATTGTGCAGACAGATGGTGACTTTTCAGCGGTATCACCGGCCGACGAGATCATTGCAACCACGATTGATGAGCAGGTTGCTCATATCGTTGGGAATCTAGACGATGACGACAAGATACCATTGCACGTCGTCATGAAAAATGACAACCGAATTGCCGGTGTGAAGATTGAGAATTCGCAAAGTGAGCCCATTGTCTTTGAGATACCACACGGTCACAAGATACTCGCAGCCAGCAGGGCCTTCTTTTATAAGGAAGCTCAGCTTGTTGGAGTGAAGCGTGGTCTCAGTGCCCAGTGTTGGGATGATGACACGCGACCCGTGGTATTTGACATTGGATCCGGTGCGACAGGGATCATCAACGCGATTGAACTCATGCGAGAGGTGCGGGACGTTGAGCGAGTGTATCATCACTGCGCTTTCCCGTATGCCGGACCGCATGACAGGTCGCGCGAACGTACACTCCTGCCGTACAGCGACATGATTAATTGGCTGGATGGTCGCAAACCTGTCTTGGGGAAAGTCAATGTTTGTCGACATCTTGCGCGGGACTGTGACTGTTATTCACTTTATTCCAAGCAGCGATATGTGTTCGCAATACACTCTTCGTATTACTTTACTGATTGCGACTGGGATCGCGTGTTCCACAATGTTGACGAGGTGTGCACTGTTGGTCACTTGCCTGAGACTTTCGGGCTCATGGTTCCAACCACATCACCCGAGTTCAAGTGGGACAAGTTGGAGAAATGCGTAACAGTGCCACGCCAAGAGCTGTGGGCCAACCGTTTACGTTCTTTGTTGACTGGTGCGGACGAGTACGTGTGTTTTGAGCCATTACGAGATCATGGTACGACATATGTGCAACGCAACCCACGAATCGACATCGAGGCCGGCGGTTTTCAGATGGGCCCAGTTTGGCTGGTCAACTGCGCAGATGCTTTGACGCGTTCACTGAACCGTTTGCTGTTTTCAGCCGCTTGCACTATGATGGTCGTGCCCGCATTGGGTCAATCGCTGATTTTTGCATCAGTCCGGAGGAGTATACTTGCGAAATGCTTCGCGTGTCTCAGTGGCTTACTATTCATGCCGTTGTTTGCCGTGCGACTCCATAGGTTTTGGCGTCAGTGCCCATTACCACTGTGGGGTACGCGGTACACAGTGCGCGTCGTCGATGACGTGACTATGACACACAACCGTGAAAACCTGTCTCACAGGTTCAAGTTTGCCCGTTATGCACCGACGGAGTTGTTACCGAGGCGCATCGGTACGTTCGTTCCGAAACCAGAGGTGGCGAAAGAAGTTGCTAGCACGATTCTTATGTCGCGCAAGCCAGAGAGCGAAGTGGAAAACCTGGCTCTCGCACGCTGCCTGCGTTTGGGGCTGAGCGAAGCCGAATCTCGCGACACTCTGAACATTGCGCGAGACATTGCGTTACGCTTGAGCGCGGCAAAAAACGAGATGTCGCCGTTGACTGGGAAGAGTTCCCATTGGGATACCAGGGCGTTTCTTTGTGCCTTGGCGTTCCTACTGGCGTTCGCCTTGTTGACGGCGTTCCTCTCGAGGTGGCAAAGGGCGTTTCGATTACGGTGGCAGGGAGTCATGGACGACTGTGTTCCTGCACTGCGACGATCGATGCGTACTATGCCACGATTCGCACGCCTCATACACTACGTTGGGCGCACGAGATACTCATGGATGGTGCGAGCAATCCTCGAGGACCCCGCCTCATTGGGTGCGCGTTTGCTGACGCACCAAACATCGCCCCTTGTGCTACATCTGCTGTAAATGCCTTGATGAGAAGGCATCTAACCCCCCCCGCCAATCCAATTCGCAGTTTTACCTTATGTGTTTGTATGCAGCAGATTAACAATCTGCGCGTGCTTTTTGCAAAGCACGTAGTTGAGGGAGGTGAAGATTGGAGGATTGGGAAAGGATTGCAGAAACTTGCGCGTGTAGACAGAAGTATCATTGAGGATCAGAATCGGTTCGACAGGGTGAAGTTGATGATCAAAAATGAGGTGTATACTCAGACTTTTGTGAACCCCAAGAACATCAAGAAGGCGCGTGGGATTCAATTCCCGCCGAACGAGCGCTCCGCTTATGAGTTTGCAGCAGAATCGCACGCATTCTCGCACGCTTTTAGTGACCTTACTTCGGACTTCATAGAACATTGTGGCATCACTTTTCAAATCCGTTACAGCGCCAATATGACACATGCTGAAATCGGGGAGTACGCGTCCGCTTGTGAGCGGCACCGTATCAGATTCAGAGTTTGTTACATAGATGAGCGTGATGGTGTTAATTGGGATGCCAATGTGCAATACGTTCACCGGCGAGCTGTCATCAGTGTGTATCGCCGGTTGGACGTCAATTATGCTCGTTATATGGAGCGTGGGCTCAACGTGCGTGGCTCTTACACCTCCAAGGATGGAGTGCGTGTGTTGTATAACTCTATCGGGACTGTCAAGAGTGGGCACCCGGATACTAGTTCCGGGAATTCTTTGCTCAATCGTGACATATCCATCCAGGCAATCGTCTCATTACCTGAGCACCTGCGACCTAGAGAGGTTCGCGGGATGGTGATGGGTGATGATTATATTGGCTGGTTGTACTACGATAACGACATCGATCCCTGTGAGCTTGCGAATGCGCTTAACGGTAATGAGCGCAGATTGGGGATTGAACCCATCCGGGGGCTCTTCTCCGATCTGCGTTGCGCCAGTTATATATCTTTGGGGTTCTATCGCATGGACAATGGCGATTTCGCCGCCCTACCCAAAATTGGGCGTCAGTTGTGTCGCCTCTTTTGGACGGTCACCGATCTGCGTGGTCGGGACCCCAAGCGTTTGGCAGCTGGTGTGGCTGCTGCTTTTTATCCGTTGTACTCCACCTACCCACCGATGCGGGCGTTCTTGCGTTATCACATGCAGGTTGACGCTAGCGGCATTGGGGATTTGCAACTGCAGTATAGGTGGCAGGAGTTGGGAATGAAGCGACTCCCTGGGGTCATCAACTGGTCAGAGAACCATGCTGTCAAGTATGGGACCGAAGCACTTCTGTTGGACTTTACCGGCCTATTTGATGGAGAGCAGTGCGCGCGACTCTGTCATAGTCACATTGTGGATCTAATGTACTCTGTGGATGTTTCAGATCCATGTGACAGGCCCGGTTGTGTTTCTGCCTGATCCTAAGGAAATTTTGTTCTACTTCGTGTTTTACTACTTTACATGCAACAACAAACCACTATTAATTTGCCTCCGGGCAATCCAGTGCGTGCACTCACTGGCTTGGCGCGTTCAATCGCACTGCCAGCTGAGTTTGCCCCTACTCGGTTCCCCTCGTTCCCTGCTTTGGAGCGGACGGCCGTCATAGGCTTTTCTACCCCATCGACACTTTCGCTTCCTGCGATTGCACCCCGACAAGTTATGCTTGCCAGGCAGGCTGCTTTTCCCTATTGGTGTGACACTGATTTCACTTCGGAGACTTATGTCACCCAATGGAGTATCTCGCAGATCAACCTCACCGGCGGTCTTACCGCCTATGATGGTTCTGTAGAAGTGTTGTCGTTACAGCAGATATACCAGGGGAACGACTCTCACGTACCTGCGATTAATGTCACGGGAGCTTCAGCTACCCAGTTCCCCTCCATCCCTATTGGTATTGACGCCCACACTGGCTCCTTGCCGTGGGTGTTCATGCCTAGCGGGTGGAGTTGGGGCTTTTCTGTGGGCAATGTTGCCGGCAATTATGATTATGATGTCCAATTCTCCCTTGATCTAGAATATTGGGACTCGCCTGGTGAGCTTCATACCGTTAGTATTCTATTTACTGCCAATGCAGGCTTTGCAATTGGTTACTACCAGGCTCCATCTTCGTCCCTTGGCGTCTGGGTCAGGCCGAGAAGGATATTGTATGAAACCAACGGTACAAATTTCAACTTTGTTGCACTCTCTATGTATTGTACCGCTGGCACAGCCGTCGTCAACCCCGCGTTTGGCCCCACAGGGTTGTTGACAGTGTCTCCAGGTGTTACCACCTCACTTTATCCAGGAGTTTATCCTTCTGAGTTAATCAATTCGCAGCTTCCTTGGGCCTCCACGAGGCTCACCGCTGCTGCATGTTTGTTCACTAACGTTTCACAGGTCTTGTACAAGTCTGGTACTGTTTTAGCAGGGCGTGTTAGCCCTACTGCCGTTAACCCGTGGCTAGTGGATCAAGCGTACGTCAATTCGCTGCACCCTGCTGAAAAAGCTTGGTTGCCGCTGGAGACGGGGCTTTACACCTATGTGCCACCATCGACGGACATGGCCAGTTTTTGGGATTACACCATCAACGTTGATGGTTACAAGCCTGTGTATCGCTTGGACAATGATGCATTGGTTAATGTAGCGTTCCTAACGCCTGGGTCTGTGGGTGAGGTTATGGCTGTGACTACCTCTTGGCATATGGAGTTCCGTACATCATCCGCTTTGTTCCAGATTGCTTTGTGCGGCATGCCTATTGAAACGTTGCACTCCGCCCAGCTTGCACTTGCAGCAGCCGGTTATTTCTTTGAAAATCCAGAGCATACCGGCATTTTGTCGAAGCTTATTGCGGGCGTGAAGAAGGTTACCCCGTACGCGATAGGAGCGCTTTCTGCGTTTCATCCAATTGCTGGCGGGGTCGCCCAAGCAGCGTGGGACAAGTATAACGCACCGAGCACGGTGCCAGTGCCTAAGGCCGCGTCGACGGTTCCGCCGACTTCTCTGGCAAAAGCACTACCACCGCCACCTGGGAAAAAGAAAGGCGTGAAGATCAAGAAGGGCGTTGCCGCCGCAAAGGTCAAGCCCCGCAAGCGAAAAACATAGTGGCCTTCATTTCTCATTCTTGGGTTAGCATCCCATGTTCTACTTTACCTTCTTCCTCCCTTTTAGAAAACACCGTGAGACAATGGTATCCGACCTCACGGGAGCCGAACCAGTTGAGCTGGTGGGCGTAAAAAACATGACCAACATCATACAGTCAGTACCCCGGGGCGTGGGAACGCGATCGGCTAGAAGGTGCCAG